CGCAGCCTCCCTCTCCCCCGAGCTGTACGCGAAGTTCGCGGACGTGCGATTCGCGCAGAAGCACAACAAGGAAGCCGACGTGGTTATCGCCGCTATCACGGAGTATGTGGCGGCTCACCAGGCGTGATACCCGGAATGAGCGCGCGCGGGCCTCTCGGCTAATGCGCCCGTTGACTCGGTAGCCGTGCTAGGATAGGGCTTGCAACCTACCTCGCGTGTTTGCCGGGTATCCGATTAAGAATGATCCCCCTACCGCAATGGTAGGGGGATCATTCGCATATTGAGAGGAAATAGCATGACTGGCTTTCACGACACCCTTGCATCTTGGCGGGGTGAGGACGGAACCATTTCAGTTCCTGACGATTATGACACCGTGATTACGGGTCAGTATGACGCCGACATGGGGGCAGCTGACGAACTGGCGACTGCAAAGGTGGCCGAGCTGACGGCCACTAACGAGGCGCTTGCGTCAGAGCTTACCAAGGCAAAGGCCGCGAATTGGGATCTGCTACAGGCAGTCCAGGCCGACACGGGCGCTGTGAGCGACCCCGAGAATTCGGAAAACGACACTACCACGTCGTCCGACGACGACGCGGATATCGATTCTTTCTTTGGAGCGTAAACTAAATGCCTCAGTTTGACCCGCGGCCGTTTAAGCCGCAGACCAACATTTCGATTATCAATGGTATTCGCAATCAGGCGTCGCGTGATTATCGCGATCGTGTCCCGGTTGCTACTCAGGCAAACATGTCCGAGACCATTGAAAACATCATGGACTTTAAGGCAAACCGTAACGAGTTCATTGATGCGCTGGTGAACCGTATTGGTCTTGTCATTGCTCGCAATAACAACTGGACTAACAAGCTCGGCAAGTTTAAGCGTGGAATGCTTTCCTATGGTGAAACCATTGAGGAAGTGCAGGTGGGACTGCTTAAGGCTCACGAGTACGATGCTAAGCGTGAGTATCTCGAAAAGGACATTTGGGCCACTGAGGTTCCTGATGTTCAGTCCTCGTTCCACACGGTAAACCGCCAGAATTTCTACAAGGTTAGTGTGAACGCTGTTATTCTGCGTCGCGCATTCCTTGAAGAGGGCGGCCTTTCCCAGCTTATCCAGCAGCTCATGGACGCTCCTACCACGTCTGATGAGTGGGACGAATACCTCCTGACGGTAAACCTGTTCCGTGAGTATTACGACAACGGTGGTTTCTTTAAGGTTCGGGTTCCGGACGTGGCGAACGTTTCGTCCGACAGCGAGGCGGCAAAGGGCGCGCTGCGAGCGGTGCGTACGATGGCCGACACTCTCCCGTTCATTTCGACGCATTACAACGCTGCTCACATGCCCGTGAGCGCACAGGCTGATGAGCTGGAACTGTTTGTCACGCCCGAGTTCAATGCGGCAATTGACGTTGAGGCCCTTGCGGCAGCGTTCAACATTGACCGTGCGCAGATTGCGTCGCGTCAGACGGTTATTCGTCAGCAGGACATGAACATTCCGGGTGCTCAGGCAATTCTGACGTCTCGTGATTTCTTTGTCATTGCGGACACGTATTATGGTACTGAGAGCATTCTCAATCCTGCCGCAATTCAGCAGAATTATTTCCTGCACCACCACCAGATTATCAGCGCGTCGCGTTTCGTGCCTGCTATTCTGTTCACGTCTACTGAGGACACGACGCCGATTGTGATTAACGACCCGACGCCCGTTTCTCTCGGTACGATCACGGTTAAGAATGGTGACACCACCCTGACGGCTATCCCGCGTGGCGGGGTGTACCAGGTCAGCGTGGACACGGTTACCAACCCGACGGGTGGTAACGAGCCGGTTATTCTGGAGCTCGTGGGAGCCACTTCACCGTGGACCACCCTTAGCAACACGGGTACGCTGACGGTCGGTTTCAATGAGGAATCGGCTAACATCACCATTCGCGCAACGGCAGTGAATGACGACACGATCACCAAGGACCGGAAGTACAGCCTCTCCGGTGACGTGGGGCAGCTTTGGCCCAACCCCGGCGTCCACAGTGACGGCGACGCGAACGACGACGGCACTCCCGACGCGTAAGCAAATAGGATAGAATGGCCCTACACCGCATTTCGCGGTGTAGGGCCATTTGCTATATTGAGGATAAATATGGTTGACATGAATAAGGTCCCCAACGCGATTGATGCGTCATACGAAACGTGGAATGCTGACACCGTCATTCAGCTGACTAACGTTCCGTGGTCGGCTGACTATCGTGACATTATTGATTGGGGCGACGGTGGCACCGACAAAAATGCATATTTTGCCGGACTAGAAAGTGCTAGCGCAAAGATTAGTAATGTGAGTTACGCGCGAGCGGACCGCCCGATTGATTTGGAAATCCCTTTCAATGATGCATATGGGTATAACTACGTCAAGGTGACAAATCCCCGGCAGGGCGTGGTAAACAATCCTGCAATGACTTTCTACTATTTCATTGTGGGCATCACTTCCGTTGCTCCGGGCACTACTCGTTTTGCGTTGCAGCTCGACGTTTGGACGACTTTCGGTAGCCGGGTAACGTTTGGCAATTCGTACGTTGAGCACGGACACGTCGGCATTGCAAATGAAAACGGGTTCAATAACTACGGACGTGATTATCTCACTTTGAGTGAGGGCCTAGACGTTGGCAATGAGTATCAAGTAGTCGCTAACTTTACGCGCGAAATCACGGGGTCCCTTCCTGGCGGTCCGGAGATTACGGTAAAGGATACCGTAATGCATTTGAATGATCCAGAAAGCCCGGGTGTTGGCTTTATGGACATTGTCATTGCGTCTACTGCCGACCTTTCTGTTGATCCGGGTAGCGTGAGCACTAAGCCTGTTTTGCGAACCGCCCCGGGTAGTAACGTGCAGGGTTTGCCGTCTGGCGTTTCTTACTACGTGATTGATAGCGTGGAAAAGTTTATGGAATTCATGGATGGTGTTGCAGATACACCGTGGATTTCTCAGTCAATTACGTCAATTACCGCTGTGCCGAATGTTGAGCGCTACGGTTACACAAAGTCTCCCGTTTCGCTTAATCCGTCACGACCGTTTACCGCGTACAAGATTAACGAATCGGTTGGCAAGGGAATCAATTACGGTATTAAGAGCAATTGGCGAAACGCTGCCGAAATTCTTAACTCTATTCCGTTGCGTTACCGTAAGCTTAAGAAACTTTTTACGGCACCGTATATGATGATTGAGCTAACGACTTTTAGCGGTAGCCCATTCTTTGCAAAGCCGGAAGCGTGGAATGACCCCGATGCGCGCATTAGTGAAAAGTGTGTGTTCGCCGCGCCTAATCAAAAGATTATGTTTAGCCCGGTTTACTATAACGCAAAGTACCGGAACGTAGATCGTCGCGATAACAATACGCTATTTGACGATGGCGGAGAATACCTGGACGCCCAAACTCAGGTTACCAACCTGCCGACGTTTGCACTTGTGAATAATTCCTATTTGGGGTTCATGGCGTCAAACCAAAACGGAATCAATCAGGCCCAGCGTTCCGCAGGCTGGGAGCAGAGTCGCGCACTTATGGGCGCGTACAACTCATACGATCAGGCCGGAAACGCAATTGAGACCACGCAGCAGCTTGGCAAGATTAGCCGTAACGCCGCTACTGCTGGTGTAGACGCTCAGAATCAGCAAGCTATCGCCCGCGGCATTGTGAGCGGCGCACAGGGTATGATTCAGGGCGGTATGGCTGGTATGGGCGGCGGCGGCGCTGGTGCCGTAGCTGGTGCTGCAGTTGGTGCGGCGGCAAACGGTATTGATGTTTATTTGGACGTGCAGAACCGTAACGCACAGCTTGACATTTCCAATTCGGCTAGTAGGCAGTCCCAAAGTGCGACAACTAACCAAATGGGCTATGTCCGCGACACCAATAAGGGTCTAGCCGAATGGGCCGCACGCGGTGATTACCGTAACGCAATTGCTGGTATCAATGCTCGCAATCAGGATGCGCAAATGATGCAGCCAAGCGTAAGCGGTCAGCAGGGTGGCGACGTTTTCAATCTTTTGCACGGTGGCATTAACCTGTCAATGCGCGTAAAGATGATTTCGCCTGCTGAAATGATGCAGGTTTGCGAATACTGGTTGCGTTACGGGTATTCCGTGCACAAGTTTATGAACATCGGCAAGCGCATTAGCGTAATGGAAAACTTTACCTATTGGAAGCTTGTTGAAACTTTCATCACTGGTAATGGTCTTACTGAAACCTATAAGGCCGCTATTCGTGGTATCTTTGAAAAGGGGGTTACCGTTTGGCGGGACCCTCGCAAGATGTACCAAATTGATTTGGCCGACAACGACCCGATTGCAGGGGTGCGCTACTAATGCCACGTAACAACGATTTTGTGGGGCAGAGTTATTATGCCCCACACCTTACGGGCACAATTGCCGGGGGCTTGTTTAAGCCTAATCCCGGGAATGCCCGAGAAGCTGCAATTGAGCTTATGCTTATTCGCAGCATTACCGAAATGGCCGTTAATCGTTTTAAGTGGACGGGGCTGCCGTCCTCGGTTGACGTTCGCTATATGGAACTAACGCTATTCCGTTACGGACTGAGCGTGTTTTATCGGGACAAGGATTTTGACCAATTCCTTGCACTACAGGCGTCGGCCTCTGGGCGCATGAACTACGCGCAGAATCCCACGGCATTTACCATTAACGGTAATTCATCGTTTGTGAGTAAGCGTCTTCCGGCAAAGCACGTAGTTCCCATTTGGTCTAACTATCTCCGCATTCCCGACTGGGACATTGTTGCGATTTACGCGCAGCGTCTTGCAGAGCTTGACCGAACTATCGAAATCAACTCGAAAAACGCACGTCGGCCTAAGGTTCTTGTTACAAATGAGAATCAGCGTCTTAGCGGTGTGAACATTGTTCGACAGTTTGACGAGGGCAATCCCCTCATTCAGATTAACCGTGATAGTTCAATGGGTGCATTGAGCGAATACGTTACATCGTTTGATTTGGGCGTAGACCCTGACTCGCTCGAAAAGCTCCACATTTTGCGTACGCGCATTTGGGGTGAGTGTATGGGAATGCTTGGATTTGACTTTGCAAATCAGGACAAGAAAGAGCGTCTTGTTGCCAGTGAAGTTGATGCAAACAACTCTCAGGTGGATGCAATGCGAGCTGCAAACCTTAACGCTCGCAAGATGGCAGCAGAGCAAATGAACGAAAAGTATCCCGAGCTAGAAGGAAAGGTGTCAGTCGAGTACCACATTACTAGTGAAACAAGTGTGGCTAAGCCGGTGCCGGGCGTTGTGCCCGATTCAACTAATATCCAAATGTCTGACGGGGGTGTGAACTAATGGCCGCTTTTACTATTGAGCTAAAAAAGGTGGTTAAGCTTCACCCCGACGATCAGGGTTTGAACGTTTATCCTATTTACGAGGGAGCGCCTGACGGTTTCCGCGCAGAACTGAATAAAAAGATTCTCGACCATTTCTGGAATCGTGAAATTGGCCTAGAATCAATTAGCATGTGGCGGTTTAACATGCGCCGCAAAATGAACGAAATTATGCCGTACTTCAATCAGCTTTACGCAAGTGAGTTGATTAAGATTGACCCGATTTCGACAATGAACATTGCCGGAAAGTCAAAGGCTGATACAACTCAAAAGAACAACACAACGCAAACGAGTAATGGCACCGATTCACAAACAGCGATTGGGGACCAAAGCACCACAAGCGCACAGAACAGCACGTCTAAGACCGTTGCGTCTGATTACCCTCAAACGGCATTGGACGAGGGGGATGGTTCGCAGTACGCCACAAGCGCACAGCAGAGCGTAGGCGCGGGCACCGGTGCTGGCACAGCTAAGGAAACGCGAACCACAAACGGCACCAGTTCGCAAAACGATGTTGCCGCTCAAAATGGT